TTATTTGGGCAGTGACCCTCAACATCCGAAACATGAAGGACGAATAATGGATACATTCAAGAACGTAATGATGAGAATCTTTGCGGTAATCGCAGCAGAATCTCTCGGAGTTATCGGTGCTGGATCATTGGTTGGGATTGAAGTATGGCAGGCAGCAACGCTTGCTGGAGCCTTGGGAGCAGCACGTGTGCTTGAAGCCCTTGCCCGTTTCTACCTAGCAGATGGAAGCCTCACCTCAGAAGAAATCAACGCAGCCTTTGCTAAGGTTGATAAGAAAGCGAGTGAATAATGGGTCAACGTTTAGACTTCATCGCAATCGCCAGAGGCGAAATCGGTGTGATCGAAGGTCCTAAGGACAACGAAACCAAGTACGGTGCTTTCACTAAGGCGAACTTCTTGCCTTGGTGTGGCTCATTTGTTAACTGGTGTGCCAATGAAGTGGGTCTCAAGATCCCTAATTGTGTATCAACAGTTGCAGGTGCTACCGCGTTTATGAAAAAGAACCAGTGGGAAAAGGCTGAGGAAGCAATTCCTCTTCCAGGAGATATCGTGTTCTTTGACTTCCCTAACGACGGGGTAGACCGCATCTCTCACGTTGGCATTGTCGTTAAAGATAACGGCGATGGCACAGTCACCTGTATCGAAGGCAATACCGCCCCAGATAAGAAGGGCGACCAGCGTAACGGAGGGCAAGTATGCCTCAAGGTACGCGCCTACAAGAAGAAGAATGGCTCCAAACTCCGCAAGTCACAAGTCGTGTCTGTCGTCGGTTTTGGCAAGCCAGTATTCAAGTCATAAGGAGAAACATGACAAAAGATAAACTCGTTGCAATCGTAACGACATATGCACGTGCTGCAGTTCCTGCAGTTACGGCGCTTTACATGTCAGGTGTAACTGACCCAAAGACTTTGGCTTATGCCTTCGTCTCAGCCTTCATCGCACCTGTGTGGAAGGCTCTCGATCCTAAGTCCCCAGAGTTCGGCAAGGGTTCTAAGTAACCTAGCCTGCTCTCAACAATCAGCCCCTCATCAGACTAACCTCTGGTGGGGGGCTTTTTGTCGTCTCTACAATGCCCCAAATCGCCCCGAAAGATGGCGAGTTGCGCCTAGTTTTTGGCTTCCGAGGGTGATTGTATAGGTCGGGTCATCAAATCGTCCCAACTCAAAGTGCATTTACTCTGATTAACTTCTGTTACCCACCTGTGGAATAGAATCCTGAGCCGTTAAACTTGACTGGCACAGGGTTGAAAACACGCCTCATAAGGGCTCCACAGGGGCATAGAGGGGCCTCATGGTCGAAGGGTAGGGTGAACTCTATGACTTCCCCATCCCCAGGGCATTCGTAGTCGTATGTAGGCATCAGACATTCCTCCAGCAGTCGTAGCAGTAGTATACTTTGTCGACAATTACAAAAGTGTCATCTTCGGTGTTGATGGTCTTGCGACACTCGTCGCAGATGGTTATCTCTATCATGCGGAAGATCGTATCACATGATATCCTTCGTGGGCGGGTTAAACCGTGGGGCAGAAACTTCAAATGACGGACGACGGCAAAGCCTAGTTCATCGCCTCCCTGAACCACCAATTTTTTTTGGGGGGTAGGGGGGCATTTCTTAAATTCAGGACTCAGGCAGGGATTTAGAAATGCGGAGATGTAGTGTACTTGGGAGTTCGTCAGAACTCTGGATAGATATCGAATCGGATATCGACGACGCGATTGACTTCGTAGAGGGTTCAATCTTCCTAAAACATAATCGTCTGATATAGTGCTCCCATGAGCGATTTACCAAAGCATATTTCCTATTCATCACTGACCACTTGGCAAGAGTGTGGTTGGAAGTACTACCTCACCAAAGTTGAGGGTGTGCAAGAAGCACACGCCGTCTGGTTCACTGGTGGTACAGCCGTACATAAGGCTACCGAAGTTTATGATCTCGAAGGCGGAGATCCCGAAACCATCTGGAACAAGGTCTGGTTCGATCAGGTCAAGGAAGATGAAGAACTCCACGGAGACATGAACACATGGCAGTATGCCAAACGTGAGGACATGTCGTGGTGGTATGGCGAAGGCATCTGGATGCTTGAGAAGTGGATCAAGTTCCGCAACAATGGCTGGAATGTCTACGAAGATTTTATTGAAAAGCAGTATGAGATTCCTATCGAGGATACTATCGTCAAGATGGCAATTGATAGAGTCATGACCGATTTCGATGGGAATAGGGTACTCATCGACATCAAAACTGGTGCGTCATCCCAGAAGCATCCTTTGCAACTTGCAGTGTATGCATGGGCATTGGGTAAGCATGGGATTACTGTCGATAGGGCAGGTTTCTGGGATGCACGTACTGGTACAGTTTCACAATGGAACCTAGAATTTTTACATGCTGAGCGAGTCGAGGACATCCTCAATATGTTCGACACTGCTCGTAAGAACACGATCTTCCTGCCCAACTTCTCAAACTGTGGCAGATGTGGTGTGATATCCTCATGCAAGTTTCTTCACTCAACAAAAAAAGGAGATAACAAATGACTGGAAACTTCCAAGTCAGCAGTAAACTACCCGATGGACGTATCTTCGTGGTAGCCTCAGAGACCTACGTTGGTTTCTGTGAAGCACTAGAGAGTGCAGTCGGTATCGAAGAGTCACAGGATGTACTCAAGGTAATGGCACAGTCTCTAACAGGAGCACCTAGCAACGGTGTTCAAGCAGTTCAGAATATCGCAGCAGCATTTCCTGGGGCTGAGGCAGTTCACACTGCACACCCAACCAATGCTGGTAATCTTGGACCATCATCTAAGACCTGCTCACATGGTGTAATGACCAAGCGAACAGGTGCAGGTGCAAAGGGTCCATGGAAGGCATACATGTGTCCTTCACCTAAAGGAACACCAGATCAGTGCGAACCAGTATGGGTACGCCGACACGATTCTGAATGGAGTACATTCTAAGATATGAGAACCCTAGCCCGTGCAGTTGGTGGAAAGGACATCGGTGGTGAACCATTACCATCAGTGTTCCGCACGTTTGATGCCAACAAAGTAGTTATTCGCCGATCCGAAGTTTCGATGATTGCTGGCACTCCTGGTGCTGGTAAGTCGACACTGGCTTTGGCTATTGCGCTACGGGCTAAAGTTCCTACCTTGTATGTATCAGCCGACACAAACGCTCACACAATGGCTATGCGTCTGCTATCTATGATTACCAGCAAGTCCCAGTCTGATGCTGAGCACATGCTCAACGAAGATATTGAGGGTAGTCGTAAAACAATTAATGATTCCTCGGGGCATATCTTCTGGTCGTTTGAGTCAGCACCTACGCTGGCAGATCTCGATCAAGAGGTAGAAGCATTCGAGGAATTGTGGGGCTGTTCGCCGACTCTCATAGTTGTTGATAACCTTATGGATATCTCCAATGACGGGGGAGAAGAGTTTGCTAACATGCGTTCCACAATCAAAGAGTTGAAATATCTCGCAAGAGATACCAACGCTGCGGTATTGATACTGCATCATACCAAGGAGTCGTATATGGGGAACCCATGCCAACCTCGCTCTGCTTTGCAGGGCATGGTGGCACAGTTGCCTGCACTTATCTGTACAGTGGGAACTAACGCACCAGGCTACCTCGCGGTAGCGCCCGTTAAGAACCGCTATGGTAAGGCAGATCCAACTGGGGATACGGCTTTTTGGTTGCAGTTCAATCCCGAATTTATGGATGTCTCAGACATACCTGAACGGGTACAATGAAGCACATCAATGATTTGAAACCTGACTACTCAAGGGCTATGGATATCAGAGGTGAACCCACCACTGTATGCGTATGTGGGTGTTTCGTTTGGAATCTTAAAGTAACATTTGAAGCAGATGGTACGATAGGAATGTACTTTCTAGATATGGAGTGCGCTGACTGTGGAACACAGGCAACCGCCCCGATTGAGGAGTAAAGATGAAACTAAGAACATACATATTCTTGATGATTTTTGTGGTCTTTGTGGGTACACTGCCCCATACTGTGGGTGCTCTTACTTTGCAAAAGAAGATTATTCAGATTGAAGAAGAGATCGTCTACCGGTGCGCTAACCCAGCGATGAGGGAGATGAAGTTAATCGCCAAGGACGTTGCTAAGATGAAAGTCATGGCACAGTACAAAAGCATTAAAGAGTGGAAGGCTTTAGATGAACTATGGTACATCGAGTCACGCTGGGATTACACGGCAGACAATCCTCGCTCTACTGCCTATGGCATACCTCAACTGCTCAAGATGGATCCAAAGACTCCATTGATAAAGCAGATTGATTTGGGATTGAAATACATTAAGCACCGCTATGGCACGCCTACCAAGGCGTTGAAGTTCCATAACAGACATGGTTGGTACTAATGAGCAACGCAGCAAAGGCCAAAGGATCTAAGGCCGAAAGAGATATTGTCACTTATCTGATTGAGAACGGATTCCCATACGCTGAAAGGCGTTTAGCAGGGGCGCAAGAAGATAAGGGCGACATCGCTGGTGTTAATGGTGTGTGCATTGAGGTTAAAGATCACAAGAGCATGGCACTATCTGGATGGATAGAAGAACTTATTGTTGAGATCAAACATGCTAAGGCATGGACTGGTGTTGTATGGCACAAGCGCAAAGGTAAATCATCTCCTGGCGATTGGTATGCTACAATGCCTGGGTCAGTGTATTTAGATCTACTAAAGAAGGCGATGAAGAATGAATGATGCGCCAGATATAACAACAATACTTGAATACTATGGTGCTGTTGTACCTACCCGTAGTGGTTGGGCTAAACTTAAATGCCCATTCCACGATGATTCACATGCATCTGCAGCAGTCAACTTGAGAGATAACATCTTTAAGTGTCATGGTTGCCAGTACAAAGGCGATGCATATGCTATCATCATGTTAAAAGAAGGAGTTGGTTTTCGTGAAGCAATCACACTTGCAAAAGGAATCTTTGACCAGAGCGGCAAAGTATTACCACAGCGCCCTGCACGAAGCGGAGGACTACCTCGCAGAACGGGGTATAACGATGGAACACGCCCTGAAAATGCGCTTGGGCGTCGTGCTAGAACCGCTCACGGGTCATGAAGCCTATATCAATCGCTTGGCGATTCCGTATCTTACGCGTTCGGGGGTGGTTGACCTTCGATTCAGGTCCATGGACCACTCAGAGCCAAAGTACATGGGAATCAGTGGGGCGACTACCCATCTCTATAACGTGGGTTCGTTTTTCAAAGCGTCCTCATACATTTCTATCTGTGAAGGCGAGATTGACACCATCACGCTTGATACAGTTTGCGGGATACCTGCGGTGGGGGTCCCTGGGGTGAACAACTGGAAAAAGCATTACACCAGACTACTTTCAGACTTCGAGAGAGTGTTTCTCTTTGCCGATGGTGACAACGCTGGGGCTGAGTTTGGCAAGATGTTAGCCAAGGAACTGCCTAATCTGACCATTGTCGCCATGCCTGACGGCGAGGATGTGAACAGCATATATCGGACAAATGGTGTAGAATATTTCCAACAGAAGATTGCGAGTGCATAATGTTAGTACCGAATAAAGATGGCATCCTCAAATGTGATGATGACTGTGGCTTTCGTACCTCAGATATATTCGAGTTCCTGCAGCATTGTAACATCGACTTTGAGTGGGGTGTGCGCCTCAACAAGAGATTCTCATTTGATCTATTTACTTTCCTTAGTCTTATCAATGATCTTGCTAACGATGGTGACCTTGATGGTGTATGGGATGCTGTTCAGAGTGCAACCTTGATGATGGTCAATGTCAGTGATGGCGACCTAGAGGAGTTCGTAGAAGAGATTGTCGTTGCTGGTGAGATGGACGACATGATAAGCGACATAGAAAAACTACTCAAGAAAGATGGAAATGAAAAAGACTAAGCAAAGGCAAACTAATCTAGTGGATGCAATTAAAAAACTTGATTACGACTATACATGGTCGCTTCGTGAGAGACCACACTCTGAAAAGTTA